CAGGTTTGGTCGATAGACTGTATTGATCAAGCAAAGGACTACGTTTATTCAAAGCGTGACAATGGTAAACGATACCGAATTGTCAAGCACACAACGGAGGTGATTTATGAACGGTGAATTTACTATGTACGACCTTGACCTAACGCTTGATGTACAGGTTCAGTATCACTTTGATCCATACGACAAGTTTATTGAATTAACATCTGTCAAGTGGTACGGATCAGAAATAGTTGAACACATCAATGACAAAGCCTATGACAGGATTGTTGATTATATTAAAGAAGAGGACTTGTACAGGTATGAAGAGTAGTGTTAGACTCTATGCAGAAAGCATATAAGTTTATCTTAAATTTATTATCTTATAAGGTATTTATCCTATGAGGATCTCTAAAGAGCAGAAGATAATGGAACTTGTTGAACGGCAGTTGGACTTGTTAACCGTAACGGAAGCGTTGAACATTGCAGGTGGATTCTTTACCGATCTGTTAGAGTCAATGAACGACGCTGAGATTGATGAACTGTACAACGACATGGGAGCAGGACGCAATGGCCTTCACTGAAACACACCAGCCTTGTCCTGACTGTGACAGTAGTGACGGGTTAGCGTACAACGAAGACGGCTCAAGCAAGTGTTTTGTTTGTGATACATACACACCAGCCGCTAAAGCTGACAACGTGCGAGAGCTAGGTTCTATCAGCGATGCACCAAAGCCATCGTTTAGCCAGACAGAACATCGGTTAATTACAGCGGAGTATAGGTCTATCACTGACCGTCTCATTACAGGAACGACGGCGAAGAAGTACGCAGCGTTAAAGCAAGGTGACGTTACAACATTCGGTTATTACAACCCTGAAGATCCAACAAAGCCAGTAGCGGCAAAGGTTCGTAACCCTGACAAGCGGTTCAGTATCATTGGTGATTGGAAACAGGCTGGCTTGTATGGACAACACTTGTTTCCTGAAGGTGGTAAGTATGTGACTATCGTTGAAGGTGAGTATGATGCGTTAGCAGCTCACCAAATGACAGGCTCAAAGTTTCCCGTTGTCAGTGTCCGTAACGGTGCAACGTCGGCGGCAAAGGACTGTCGCCTCTTTTATGATTGGCTAAACAGCTTCGAGAACGTGGTGATTTGCTTCGATGCTGACGAGCCGGGACAGAAAGCGGCAAAGGAGTGTGCTGATCTGTTCGATAACAAGGCAAGGATTGTTAAGCACGTCAACGGTTACAAGGATGCGTGTGATTATCTTGTTAACAATCAGTCAGAGCTATACACCAAAGCGTGGTGGTCTGCTCAGCCTTACACACCTGAAGGTATCGTTGGTGCTGGCGAGCTACGTGATCTGATTAAGAAGCCGCTGACCAAGGCGAAGGTACAGTACCCGTTCGATGGACTGAACAAACACCTGTACGGCATACGCACGTCCGAACTGGTTACTATTTGTGCAGGCTCTGGGCTGGGCAAGTCTACCCTTCTACGTGAGATAGTCAGTTCCATCATGGCACAGTCTGAGGATAACCTTGGGTTGATGTTCCTTGAGGAGACACCTGAGCGTACCATGCGTGGCCTTGTAGGTCTTGAACTAAACAAACCTATCCACCTACCTGATTGCGAGTATGACGACAGCGATATTGATCTGGTCTACGATACGATGGACTACGAGAATCGTGTGTATCTCTGGGAACACTTCGGCAGTAACGAGATAGAAAACGTACTGGGCAGGATGAGATACTTTGTCAAGGTCTTGGGAGTGAGGTACATTGTACTCGATCACGTGTCTATCTTGGTGTCTGACCAGAGTAACGGTGATGAGCGACGTGCCTTGGACATGATCATGACTAAGCTGCGGACGTTCGTACAGGAGATGGGAATTTGTATGTTCCTTGTAAGCCACCTACGTCGTCCTGAAGGCAAGCAATTGGAGGACGGTGCAGTGACTAGTCTTGGTATGTTACGTGGCTCAGCGTCAATTGCACAGCTGTCTGATGCGGTCATTGGTGCTGAGCGTAACAGTCAGAGCGATGATCCTGTTGTCAGAAACACGACTGTGCTGCGTGTGTTGAAGAACAGATACACCGGCAAGACAGGCAAGGCGTGTGAGGTATTCTACAATGAAGCTACTGGACGACTAACACAGCGTGATGAACGCAAGGAGCAACCGTTATGATGATACGTTTAGGGGAAACCGAACAAAAGATATGTGAGTATGTAGCCAAAGAAAGATACAACAATGCTCGCAAGAAAAACATAACAGACAACAAGAAAGGTCCGCAATCAAACTACGATACAGATCTAGAAGGAGTAGCTTCAGAGATGGCGGCAGCGAAACTGCTAAACGTCTGGCCTGATATTCAAATTGAAGAGATACCTACACACGATTTAGTAGTAAGTAACTATACAGTAGATGTAAAGGCTACTAAATACAGAACAGGTAAGCTGATTGCCGCGCTGCATAAAAAAGATAAGGCATGTGATTATTATATGTTGATGTTAGGAACATTTCCGGAGTATTCTTTGGGAGGTTTCTGTAAGAAAGAGAAGTTACTTAACGAAGACACAATAACTAATCTGGGATGGGGTAAGCTTCACGCTTTAGAGCAAGATCAGTTGATGTCCTTGGATGAGTTTAAAAAGGAAACAATGTTGTGAGATGTATTGCGTGTGACGTAGAGCTAACAGACTACGAAGCTACAAGACGGTATGCTACTAGCAGAGAGTTTGTAGACTTGTGTAACACTTGTTCTGCTGTTAGTCTTTATGATGTTGCTGTGATAGACAGAGAAGATCTACGTACACTCGCTGACATAGAGGAGATGATTTACCATGAGCAAGATTGGGACTTGGATATTGGAACAGGAACAGTTGACGGAGACTTATCAGAAGTTTAACCACGACGCTGAGCGTAACGAACTGAACGAGACTTACCATGACTACCTGTTATTTGGATATAGAAACCACTTTGGATCACTCAACGATCTGGTGTGCAGTTACGAAGGTGAAGAACGATATACAAGTCCACACCTCACCAGACACATTGAAGAAGGTGTTGAATAATGCAGACGAAATCGTTGGACATAACCTCATTGGATTCGATGTGGGTGTTATTGATCGTGTTTGGAACGTACATATCCCTAGGCATCTTGTTGTGGATACTTTATACCTCTCCAGACTCTTCAACCCCAGTCAAGAAGGCGGACATTCACTGCGTAATTGGGGAAACATCCTTGGAGGAACAGGGAAGCTCGACTTCACAGACTACGACGGTGGACTGACTGACGAGATGATTGAGTACTGTATCGCTGACGTTGAACTGACTGAGCAGGTTCACAAGTGGTTAGCATTGCAGCTACGCAAGGAAGGATTCTCTCAGCAGTCTATTGATCTGGAGCATCGTGTGGGCTGGGTCGTGACTGAGCAGGAACGTAACGGCTTCAGGCTAGACACTGAATATGCAGAGAAGCTGATGATGGATCTTATGTTTGAGATGAACAACATCGAAGCAGAGCTACAGGCTATCTTCCCGCCTATCGTTGAAGAACGTATCTCTGAGAAAACAGGCAAGCGTTTGAAGGACAAGGTAACAGTGTTCAATCCCGGCTCACGTAAGCAGATAGCAGAGCGTCTGCAAAGTATCGGCGTCAAGTTTGACAAGAAGACTGAGAAGGGTAACATCATCGTAGATGAGAAGGTACTTGACGGTATCGACAGACCTGAAGCCAAAGCAGTTGCACGTTACATGATGTTGCAGAAGCGAGTAGCACAGATCGACAGCTGGCTAAAGGCAGTCAAGGATGACGGCAGAGTACACGGCAGGGTCATCACTAACGGTGCTGTAACAGGACGCATGACACATCAATCACCTAACATGGCACAAGTACCGGCTGTGTCTGCACCGTTCGGCACAGAGTGCAGGTCTTGCTGGACTGTGGATGAAGGTAACAAGTTAGTTGGCATAGACGCCAGCGGTTTAGAGCTACGTATGTTGGCTCACTACATGGATGACGAAGACTATACCAATGAAATCCTCAATGGCGATATTCATACGGCTAATCAACGAGCAGCTGGACTTGAGACAAGACCTCTTGCAAAAACATTCATTTATGCGTTTCTGTATGGAGCCGGAGATGCTAAGATCGGAGCTATCGTTGGAGGAAATAGCGTTACTGGACGCAGACTTAAAGAAACATTTCTTTCTAACACGCCGTCTCTTGAAAGAGTTAGA